GAATTACAAGATAATAATACGTTAGCCCAGCTAGATATAAATATAATTATATTAAAATATGATGAAAAAACGAGAAAAGATTTTGGTAAAAAAACTTATCATGATGAAATTGATTTTATTGTGGGACATGAAGGTAGGAATCGGTTTATTCGTAATTTGGCTCTTAGCTCTTCTGGTAATACTCTCGTATTATTCCAACGTGTGGATGCTCATGGTAAACCTCTCTTCGATTTAATTAATGAGAAGGCAGAAAAAGATAGAAAAGTTTTTTATGTTTCTGGGGAAGTAGAAACAAACGATAGAGAAGCCATTCGACAAATTACGGAGAAACAAAAAGATGCTATTATTGTCGCAAGCTTGGGTACTTTTTCCACTGGTATTAATATACGGAATTTGCATAATATTATATTTGCAAGTCCGTCAAAGTCCCAAATTAAAGTCTTACAAAGCATTGGACGAGGATTACGTCAATCAGACGACGGAAGATCTACTACCCTTTATGACATCACAGATGACATCCATTATAAAGGAAGAAAAAACTACGCGCTACTTCATGGCGAAGAACGAGTAAAAATATATAATAAAGAAAAATTCAACTTTAAGATTATTGAGGTTCCAATTGGAAATTAGACAATTTAAATTAGCTACTGACGATGAAATTATCTGTGAAGTAGTAGAATATCATGAAGACGATGATGCAATTGTCATACGTAAAACTATGAAATTAGTCATGATGGATAATATGGCTAATGGCGTAAGATATTACGCCTTTCGTCCTTTTATGATGTATCAATTAGAACCAGAAAGCTTTCAGATTATTAATTGTCAACATATTGTTGCAGAAGCAAATCCTACTCAAGAAATAATTCACGAATATTTAAAAGCTTTAGAAAATGTAATGATCGATGACGACACAAGTGAAGAAAATATGGATGAAATTCGACGCGAGACCAAACGTCAATGGGACGCTTATCAAAAAACAAAAGCTCAAAGTATGAAAGATTATTTTACTTCTGATTCTGATAATGTTATTCGATTTACACCATCAAAAGACAAAATGCATTAAGGTATACTATCTCCCCCTCAGTATACTCTTTTATTATAACATGGTTTTTAAAGTTTGTACACGCTTTTTTTCAGTGTACAATCACTTTTTTTCGTTGTATAATGGTATTAATTATGTTAAAGGATTTTGATTATGAAACCACAAGATAGGCCGCATTATGTGAATAATGCTCAGTTTTCTCAGGCCGTTGTAGACTATGTAACCATCTTAAATGAAGCTAGAAATAAGGACGAAAAACTTCCTATAGTCCCTGATTATATTGCTTCATGTTTTCTTAAAATCGCTGAAGGTCTTTCTCACAAAGCTAATTTCATTCGATATACTTATCGAGAAGAAATGGTTATGGATGCGGTTGAAAATTGTTTAAAGGCAATCGAAAATTATAATTTAGAAGCAGCTACAAGAACTGGTAAACCAAACGCCTTTGCATATTTTACACAGATTTCTTGGTATGCGTTTTTACGCAGAATTGCTAAAGAGAAAAAACAACAAGACATCAAATTTAAATACATGTCACAATCTGGAGTTGAAGCTTTCTTACTGGATGAGACTGATAATCCTGTAGCAGCAAACTTTGTTGATATGCTTAAAGATAGAATTGAAAAAGTAAAAGGGTATGATACAGAAGTAAAAGAGTTTGCTAAAAAAGAAAAGAAACGTAAGCGTCCTATTCAAAAAGTAGATTCAGATTTGGTGAAGTTTTTTCAATGAAAGTAGCAATTATTAATGATACTCACTGTGGCATCCGTAATAGTTCTGACATATTTCTCGATAATGCAGAGAAATTTTATGCTGATGTATTCTTTCCTACTCTTTTGGAACGTGGTATTCGCCATATCATTCACCTTGGTGACTACTTTGATCACCGGAAATTTATTAACTTCCGCGCTCTTAACCGTAACCGTCATGTCTTTCTTGAACGGCTACGGCAAGAACAAATAACAATGGACATTATAGCAGGTAATCACGATACCTACTATAAAAATACAAATGATCTTAATTCTCTTAAAGAACTATTAGGACATTATATGAATGAGGTTCATATTATACATGAGCCTACTGTGATGGAATACGGTTCTTTAAAGATGGGAATGGTACCATGGATTTGCGCTGAAAATCACGAAAAAACTATGGAATTTATTAAAACCGCAAAATGTGATTGGATTGGTGGTCACTTTGAATTTGCTGGTTTTAATGTTATGCGTGGTGTTATTGCACCGCATGGATTAGATCATAAACTTTTATCACGATTTGAACGAGTATTATCTGGCCATTTTCATACAAAGTCTCAACAAGATAACGTAACATATCTTGGAACACAAATGGAATTCTTTTGGTCAGATGCTAATGATCCTAAATTCTTTCATATTCTTGATACTGAAACAAGAGAATTAGAAGCAATACGAAATCCTTATACTTTATTTGAAAAAATTGTGTACAATGACGAAGAAACCGATTATAATAAGTATAATGTCAGCGACTTAGATGGTAAGTACGTAAAAGTTGTTGTCGTAAATAAAAAAGATATATTTACATTTGATCGATTTATTGATAGAATACAAAATAGAAAGATACACGATCTTAAAATTGCTGAAAACTTTGATGAGTTTGTAGGCGATAACGTAGAAGATGAATCAGTATCTATTGAAGATACTACCGAATTACTAGATACGTATATTGATGCTGTTGAAACTGATTTAGATAAAGACAGACTTAAAGTTTCTATGCGTAATCTTATGACTGAAGCACAGGCTATCGAAACAGTATGATTTTATTTAAAACTCTACGGTTCAAGAATTTCTTGTCTACTGGAAATAATTGGACCGAGATTAATCTGAATAAGTCAAAGTCTACTCTTATTGTTGGACAAAATGGCGCAGGCAAATCCACAATGCTAGATGCAATTGCATTTGGTTTATTTGGTAAGCCTCATCGTAATATTAATAAACCACAACTTGTAAATTCAATTAATGGTAAAAACTGCTCAGTTGAAGTTACATTTGATATTGGTAAATCATCGTATAAAATTGTACGTGGTATTAAGCCGAATGTATTTGAGATTTGGAAGAATGGTGATATGATTAATCAATCATCACATTCCAAAGAGTACCAGAAGATTCTCGAGCAAAACATCTTGAAGCTAAATCATAAAAGCTTTCATCAGATTGTTGTCTTGGGGTCCTCCTCCTTTGTTCCTTTCATGCAACTCCCGGCACAACATCGGCGAGATGTTATCGAGGATCTTCTGGACATTAATGTTTTTTCTAAAATGAATCAACTTTTAAAAGAAAAAAATACTGTTTTAAGAGATAAATTAAAAGATATTGAATATAATCTTGAACTAACTCGTGAAAAAATAGAACTACAGAAAAAGTATATTCGAGAAGTAGAGGAGTTAAGTAATGACCAGATTGAAGAAAAAGAAAACGAAATCTTCCTCGCAGAAGATTCCATCGAAAACTTACAATTGGAAAATGTCAACGCGTCCGAAGAAATCGAAAGTCTCTCAGAAGGTCTTGAAGAAAATCTCAAAAAGAACCATGATAAGAAGCAGACGCTCCTCCACTACAATGCAGAGTTTAATCAAAAAATCAAACAACTTGTCAAGGACTCGAAATTTTACGAAGAAAATGATACATGCCCCTCATGTTCCCAAGATATTAGTAACGACCTTCGATCGGAGAAACTCTCCACCGCAAAATCCAAAGCATCAGAGATCCAAAAAGCTTTGGACGATGTCTCTGAACAGTCGACTATTGTGGAATCGGCTATTGAACGGCTTAATAATACCTCAAATGAGATCAGAACCAAAACCTCATTTATATCTAGCAACAATAGAGAAATCGTACGGTTGCAAGGACAGATTAAAACTCTCACCGATGCCATATCAAAAATACGCAGCAATGATGGTGATGTAGCTAAATCAAAACTAGATTTACAAGAATTAACTTCTGCTAAAGATAATTTGCTTGAAAGTAAATTAACTATTAATGAAGAATATTCTTATAATACTGTTATGGCAGAAATGCTAAAAGATACAGGAATTAAAACTAAAATCATTAAACAATATATTCCTGTCATCAATAAGTTAGTAAATCAATATCTACAGATTTTAGATTTTTATGTTCACTTTGATTTAGATGAAAGCTTTCAAGAAACTATTAGGTCACGTCATAGAGATGCGTTTTCATATGATTCTTTTTCTGAAGGTGAAAAGCAACGTATTGACTTAGCTCTATTGTTTACTTGGCGAATGATCGCTAAAATGAAAAACTCTATTTCAACAAATCTACTTTTACTTGATGAAACATTTGATTCAAGTCTAGATCATGATGGTGTTGAAAACTTAATGAAGATTCTACATTCTCTTGACGAGAATTCGAATACGTTTATTATATCTCATAAAGGTGATATTTTAGATGGTAAATTCAAAGAAAAGCTAGAATTTGTAAAAGAAAAGAATTTTAGCAAAATAAAAGATTTACAAATTGTTGAAGAAATGGTATAATAAATACATTACTAATTGGAGTATATTATGGAATTGAAAGACGAAACACTTTCTGTATTGAAGAATTACGCATCGATTAATCCGAATATTGTAATTCATCAAGGCAATACAATTAAGACTATGACAGAAGCACGTAATGTATTGTCTTCTGCAACTCTATCCGAAGATTTTCCACAAGACTTTGGCATCTACGATCTCAATGAGTTTCTTGGTGTGATTAATCTTGTCGGCGAACCTCGACTTAAATTTGAAAATGATTATGTTGTTGTAACTGATAGCAGTAATCGTTCTCGTGTAAAATACTTTTTCTCAGATCCAGAGATGCTTACAACTCCTACAAAGGATGTTAAAATGCCTCCGGCTGATGTAAAGTTTATTTTAGATAATGATACGCTAAACCGAATTAAACGAGCGGCTTCTACTCTTGGCCACTCTGAACTTTCCATTACTGGAAAAGATGGTGTGTTAAGTCTATCTGTTGTTGATAGTCAAAACGCAACATCAAACGCATTCTCTATTGATGTGAGTGGAGAATTTGCTGGAGATAATTTTAACTTCATATTTAATATTGCAAATCTAAAAATGATTCCGGGTGATTATGAAGTTGGTATTTCTTCAAAACTTATTTCACATTTTGTTAACAAGGAACTAGGCATCGAATATTGGATTGCCCTAGAAAAGACATCAACGTACGGAGTATAATATGTCAGATAAAAAAGAAGAGCAGCAACAGGATCCGCATGCTCAAATCTATGAAGTGTCTAACCGAGCTTCTCGCAGTATGATTGCTGTGATTGATACAATGTGTCAACGTGGCGCATTTAAAGGTGAAGAACTTTCTACAATTGGTAATCTTCGAGATCAGTGTGTACAAGTAATTCAAATGTCAGAAAATTACCAACAGGAAAAAGCGTCTGCATAATTTACTTTCCCGCCAAACTGTGTTACAATATTATATTATGAGGGAAAATTATGTCAAACGAATTTCTATGGGTCGAGAAGTATCGACCATCACGTATCTCTGAAACAATACTGCCTCCTAGACTTAAAGAAACGTTTCAGAGTATGGTAGATACCGGTGAATTGCCTAATATGCTTTTCACTGGTACTGCCGGTCTGGGTAAAACGACTGTTGCCAAAGCTTT